TTGAGTTGGCAGTAACGGAAGGTACAATTACTACCGGACAGGCGACTGTTGACGGAGTAACCGTTGCCGGGACCGACGGGCTCGCTGAGAACGTCGTCGTAACACCGATTGTGGCTGGCGTCGCAATCGCCGCCACAGTATGACCAGTGTCAACAGGCTGAGAATAGCTAACACCCGACTGGCTGTAATCCACCAAGATACGGTTGTCCGGTACCGAGGTGTCACGTTCGTTGTAATCGAACCCGGTCTTGTTGTAGTCATAACCTGAGCTATACGCTACGCCGCCGGGACGTTTAGGCGTATAAACATAGGCAAAAACGGGCGACAGATCCGCCGAACACGCAATCGTGCTGGCAGATACAGTCGCATCACGTTTCTGATAAGGAAAGCCGGACTCCGCATAAGCGATTCCGCTTTCGTTGTAATCGTAGCTGCCCGGATATTTCGGGGCGTAGTCGAACCCCGGCTCTTGATACTCAATCTCATCTTTGTTGTACGGATTGACAGCAGGGAGCGGCACCGAACAGCCTCATCTTTCTAACCGGTAACTGATGCCGTTTCGGGATCACCCACTTTTCTGGCTGCAACAGCCTTACCAATAGCTACAAGGGCCGCAACTCCGGCGACCTTCAATGAGTCCATCCAATCTGGACCCGGAACTGCCATAGCTGCAACCCACGCCTGAGCGAAGGTAGCGACGGCACGTTCTAAACTGTCTTTAATAAAACGCTGGTTGAACAACTTCTTGTCTCCGTATCTGCATAGCCGCCCAAGTCTTTGGACCAACTACGCCATCTGCAACAAGCCCTTTGGCTCGCTGCCATTGTTTTACTTTGGCGAGTGTACCACGCCCATATATTCCGTCGGCTAAAGCTCCTACTACTCGTTGAACATGGACAACTGCTTGGCTGCGTGAACCTTTGCGTAGCGTTCCGGGGAACGGAACAAGCCCGTCCTCTGGTTCCTTAGGTAAAGTCATTACAGGAGTGTCTGTGACCATGCGTCGTTGAATCATTCCTCGAAGCTCATTCATTGAGAACAAGGGATCAACTTTGCGTGAGGTCCATTCCTTGTGGCCTATCACAGCACAGGCAGGATTCCAGTTATGCCCGTCGCACAAAAAGGCGCACAACTCTACGAGTGCGTCCATTTGTGAGCCGGGAATATCTTCCCCCAACCCGTCATTAATAAGAGAAATACCTATTAAACGAGAGTTAGCGCTAATCTTACCGGGACCAGTAGCGTCACCGATAACAGGATTATTCTGCTGCATCCGTGTCAACACTGACTGTAAACCACGGCCAGCATGGTTAGCTTTCACATTCTCAGCAGTCAACTTGACAATGGTGCCATCACGTTTTATGAGGTAGTTGTATAGAGGTCCGGGTACTTTGTTGACTCCTCGAACACACATTGCGACCACGTTGTCGGGGTCTGCGTTGCGGTTGGAAGCGGTGTGGTGTACCACTATGCCGAATGGTTTGAGTGGCCGTCCGGTGTTTGCTTTACCGGGTGCGTCTACGAGTTTCATTCTGACTCAGGAGTAAAGTTTTTCTCGTCCCAGTCCTCTATTAGATCATCCCAAAACCAAAGAGAGCCTTCTGTACCAAATCCTTCTGGGTAAGGTTTATCTGCCGGTGGTTGCCACTCATAGTTTTCATCTAATACCCACCCCTTAAAAGGAGAGGGAGGATAAAACAACCCTAAAGGATAACCTTCTACCTCTGGAACAAACGTCGAACCGGGACCGGCCACGTTTTTGCGGATATTATCTGCGGTTTCATACCATCCTGACCACCCCAAATCGACAGGAGTGCTGTTATCATCAAAAACAGCAACATTAACAACAATGTTGTTTTCATCCACCTGCGCGAAAGTTCTCATGGCAGGAACCTAAACAAAACACATCCGGGTTTAGCATCATAGTTGCCACCCTGATTAGGTGCTCTCATCCCTTTACCGTAGCTACTGTAGTCATTTGTATTACCACTTGGGTTTGTGAGGCCGCTGGGAGAACCTCCTGCCCCAAACATGCTACCTGTCGTGCCTGTACCCCCACCTTCAGCCCACCCATTTAGTTGAGGGACACCTTCACCGCCCCGAGCAGTACCAGTTCCTGCGTAACCATAGTTTGAATCGCTAGCTTTATAACCCCAACCTGCGCCACCGCCGCCGCCACCGCTGCTGTTATAAGTGTTAGCGGAACCGCCTTGATTGCCAGTACCTTGACCAGAGTTCGAGGGATACCAAGTGCCACTTGCAGTTGTTCCTCCCCACGCTCCAGCAGCACCGTTGCCGTTACCGCCGCCGCAATAACCACCGTACCAGTTGCCGCCGCCTCCGCCGCCGCCACCAGAACCTCGATAAATCGAACCCCAGCCGCCGGGAGGAGCAGTAATGGCAGGAGCAGTAGTCCCAGTTGAACAGTAACCCCAGCCGCCCATAGCGCCTCGGCCACCGCCACCACAAGCAATATTTACACCATTTACAGTTAGTTCCGTCTGCCCCCCATTGGTACCAGAACTTCCACCACCGCTACCTATTGTCCCTTTCGCACCAATAGTTACAGCAATAGTTTCAGCGACAACTTCAAAGCCGGTTACGTGGAGGACACCCCCTCCACCGCCGCCACCATTCCATGTATCATCAGAATTACCACGGTCTTGTCCAGCGCCGCCGCCAACAACCATCATGTCAATAGTGCCAGCACCAGTAAACGTCAAATTTCCTGAACTAGTTAAAACTACAAAGGTATAGCCAGTACTATTCCAATCTTCATACACCCCATAAGACGCAGAATATTCCCAACCAAAACCCCCTCCGCCGGAGGCTCCTAAGATTGCGGCTTTACTCGATCCAAACGGCATAACAACCCTCAGCTAGTGATAGCGGCGATTTCGTCGTCAGTTAAACCAAGATCTTTAAGTTTCTGGTTACCTGACTCTTTATCCGCAGCCCGTTGAGCATCTTCAGCTTCACGTGCAGCACGTTCTTCATTGGCTGCGGCAGCTTCAGCTTCAGCCCCAGCTATTTCTTCTGCGGTGTAAGCAACTAACTGCTTTTCACCGGTTTCACAATTTACAACTAATCTATGCATTTGAATCCTTAATCCCGTACAGCATGAATGAACTATCTTCCGCAAAATAATACGACGTACTAGGGCTATTACAATACAGAGTAATTGATGTCAGATCGGCAGTATCCCCAACGTACATAAAGTGAGAAGAAAAATGTCCATAGCTGTCATTCCTTGGGAAAGACGTCCACATGCGGATTTGAGCACATTTTCTGCGAGAATCCCCCTGTGCTTGTGGAATTAATATACGGTTAAACGCTTTGCCTTTTGCCCAGTTCCCACCAATAGCAGTCACATTCCAATAACTTGCGTTGTTGCGATAAGTATGACCCCCTGCTTGACCAGTTCCCCCATCTCGCCACGGTGAAGCAATACCTGTTTCAGAACCCTGAGAAACAATCCCCCCATAAACGTAACCGCTTGTAGTGCTATTTACGGAATACCAAAATTCTACGCCTTGTGGGTTGCTAGTAGTTTCGTAAAGACGACAAGACGAAAGAATCTCAAACTGCTGATAATCGTCGCTAGTAGAAATCCCAGAAAACGTCACTGAATGCGTCGTATTGTTATCGAGTGTTGTTGAACCTAGTAGTTCGCAAGTAGCCATATCAATCGTTATAACCCAAAATAGAAATACGAGAAGTAGATGTAAGATTTACGTTCGACGCATAAATTTCGATTTGTGATATACCCCAATCACTACCGGAACCTGCTGTGGCGACACCGCCACCAGATCTCAAATACACTCCAGAAATATTACTGTTATCATCTTTCGTGAACCCACATTGTGCTTGCCATGATGTCGGCTCATTCGCAGAATAATTAAACAGAGTTACTATAAGAGGCGAATGATGGGGGTAATCAGCATGGTAATCACCAGCAATAATTCCGATATCTGCGTAACTTCCGTTGGTTTCATCGTCAGCGTATGTGCCGGATCCCATTCCGAGCTTTGTCCATCGATAAGTCCCAGCAGTCGAGTCATTATTCAAACGCATATGAACATTTTGGCTAGAATAATTCTCCCCAGCGTTTATGTCCGTACACAAATTCGCAATAATTTTTAGATGCTTATAGGTTTGAGGGATACCAGTAAACGTTAAAGACGTGGTACTACCAGCATAATTGCTTGCCGCTATAAGATCTATTGCGCTATCAGCCATCAGTTGCCGTCCCTATTCCATACAGGGAAAATTTAGAATTTTCATAGAAGTATCCGCTTGAAGTTCTTACCCTTATTTCATCAAGCCCAGCAGTATTAGTACCGCTAGTGTTAGGGCTGTCAGCCCTTATAATTCCTTCAAAACCCAAATTACTATTCCATCCTGCTGTCGTTGGGTAACTGCAATATGCGTAACCGGCAACAGGTTCATCAGTATTCGTGTATCCGGGGAATATCATTTCTAAATAAGAGCCGCCCGGATCATTTTGAAGTGTAGAAGAAGATGTGTAGCCACCCAAAAATATTCTGGTGGACTGATTATAATTTGAGCCATAAGGGCCGCCAGAACCAACACCGCCTAGTTCGTAGCCAGAAGCCATATGATTTGCTACATCTGTCGTCAAACGGACTTCTGTATAGTGTCCTGCTGTGAACCCATAGTTTCCAATCACATGCAAAGCATGATAAGTGGAAGGCAAACTAGTAAAAGCAATTTCTTGTGTAGTTGAGTTACTTGTTTTTATATCTTCGATCCACGTATACGCAGGATCGTAACTACCGCCACCACTTCCGGCAGCACCCAAGACTGTTGCTTTAGATAAGCCGAAAGGCATTAGTAATCCTTACTGGAAGTCTTGACCAGCTACAAACCCATACCAAGTAGGAGTCGCACCACCATCAAACGTGACGAAACAAACAATATCCGCTCTATCCGCAGTAGTCGTCAACGTCGGAGCAGTACCACCAGCCCACTTAACATTCGTCGTAGCGCTATTCACCTGAAAAGCACCCGTCCGTGACCCAGTACCATCCTGAGTCAAAATCAAAGTAAGCGCAGTACCAGCCTGCAAACCAGAATCCGCTGGCAAAGCAAACGTAGCGTTATTGTCTAACGTCCAAGTTTGAGTGTTGCCATTAGCTTCATCAATCGCTGGAGCAGCACCAGTGTTACCACCGGCATACACCGTTTCAGAGTAGTCCTTGTGGATGACTGCTGACATGATCTGGTCTGCGCCAACAATGGCACCGGAAAGAGTCGCACCAGCAATCGTTGAGCCCGTCAAAGTGTTAGTCCACCCTGTCGTGCCAGTACCACTGTGCTCTAAGAAAGCGTTCGCTGACGCTGAAGCAGCAGGCGAAGCACTAATACCGACTTTAGTTTCTAAAGCAATCAAAGCAGTAGAAGCAGCACCATGCACCTGATCGTGTTCGTAACCTGACGCATCCAAGTCAGTAGTAGACGCTGGAGTTACCTGCGTTGAGGTTGTATCAAGAGAGGTTGGATAGTTTGAACTTGGCATTATTGCTCCTACGGAACCAGATCAAGGGTGAAAATACCAGACGCATTCCATTGAATCTGGAACGTGCCTGACGTTGTACTGAAATCTCCCCCAAAATCTATGTATGCAATCAGACGGTCGTTCGTCACCGTGTCATCGTAGATAACTCCGGCTCGTACATTCGACAACGTAGAACTCGTCCACGATACGTCATCTGCATCCCATTTAATTGTGCCCGTTCCATCAGAACTACTAGTCATTGCAACACTAGTAAGAGCCTCACCACCGGCTGTATAACCAGTACCTGAAACTTCATTTGATACATCTGATTTATTTGTGTGAGTTTCAAAGTTTGGTGTGTAAGAAGCTGTCACCAACATGCACTTGAACGTGTCATTGTCCATGTCGAGAGCGAGGTCGTTCTTAAACGCAGCTTCGAAAGTCTCAACGTAAAGACCACTAGCCATTAGTAGAACCTGTTCCTTGGATCGGTTTGGGCCTAATCGTTACATCACCGTTTGGTTTTTGCATAAGTTTTCTTCTTCCTTGCAGCAGCAGCAGCCTTTTTACCTTTAGCGGTATAAGGATACTTCTTTCCATTAACGATAGGCATGATTGAAATGATAGCAGAGGTTAATGGAGGGGCCGGGGAAAGGGGGAAAACCCGACCCCTCCAAACCTATATGGCTTTAACTATTAGTTATCGCCAATGCTGGAAGCTGATTCCACACGTTGCAGACACGCTTCACGGAAGCGGCCATAGCCAACGAGGTGGTACCAACCGATTGGGTTGAACCGACGCAGAGTGTCAGTCACAGGACCAACAACAATGCTGGGCTCAGGCCCAAATCCGGGGGCACGAGAGAACGCTTTTGCAAGCGCTTGACGGCCACAGATAAGGGTTTGGTAAACATCGACAGTACTTGCGCCACCGTCAGCGATTAGACCGGCACGTGGATTTTCGATGTATTCGATGCCATTGAAGGTACCGATTGAACCTGCACGGATTGGAGCACCGTCTTGGTACAGTTGGTACTGAATAACGTCAGTTACCGCTGTGTCTCCACGAAGGTCGTAGGAAACATCAGGGTGAATGATCGCCATGTAGTTTCCATTTTCCCAACCGGGAGCGTTACGGGTACGAAGCTGTGCGACGGCCTTACGACCTTCGGCAGCGGTGTACACGTCTGAAGAGGTAATAGCGCCACGGCTTGTTTGACCGACATGCGTTACGTTTGAACCGCCATTGGCGACATCCGAAACGATTTTGTCCATCGAGTCAGCCATGTTGTAGCCAACAATGTTGGCCGCATCAGCATCTACGTTGAGGAACGATGTTCCACGCACCTTGGCGGTGGTGATGACAGCGTTACCGTACTCAGCAAGAGTTACGGTTACTGCGCTGTCTGTCAACGCAACAGCGGTAACATCAGTTGCTTCGGTAAGCGCTGAAGTTGCCTGCGCCATGTCAGCGTAGAACGTGAATTGTACACCCGAACCGTTATGGCTCTGGGCTGTTGACCTGACATCAGCGACCATTTCGAAAAGAGGCTGCGAACGTAAAGCAAAGTACGCAACCTGATCGAACGCCGTTTTTACCTGATCGTCAAGTGTGGAGGTGGTTGTATATGCCACTTGAAGTCCTAATTGTTAGGACCCCAATGATTCAGAGATTTAGGCTGTTGCTCCCCATAGAATCCCTTGGCTTTCCATCAAGCGACGAAGTTCGTCTGGATCTTTCGTTGCTCTGATCTGGGCTTCAAGATCGGTAGGTGACACTGGATCTCCACCTTCTCCGGCTGCTTGGATACGCTGTTCAGCTTCAACTGCGTCTTGTATCATTGCTTCGGCTTGAACGGGAGGAGAATTTTCTCCTAAAAACCCGGCGCTCATAGCTTCCTGACGGATAGCTTCAGCGTCAAGTTCGCCGTCGTAACCTTTAACAAAATACTTAACACGAGGATCTTGAAGATCCAATCCTGCGGAACGAAAAGTATCTCGGCGTTGGTAACCAGAAAGCTGTTCTTCGGCAACTGTAGCTCTCGCTTCAGCTTCCGATAAACGGTTTTCTAAATCACGTCGCCAGTTCGGTTTCGATTCAGATGTACTGGCAGCACCGCTATCACTGGAACCAGTGGAGTCGGAATCTGTCATATGTCACTCACCTATCTGTACGCATCCTCAGCGGTGGAACCTTGGATGGGGGGTTTTGAGTTAGCTCGCCCTTTCGGGGCCAACCACAAAACTAGTATAGCAACTATTTAATACTAATTGTCAAGTCTTATGTATCTGCTGCACCCAAACCATAAGCGCCTTGACCGCTTATAGCTATGCCAGCGCTGCGATCAAAGTCTGCAACACGGCTTTGGAGTCTACGTTGGAAGTTCTTTCTACCAAGTCCTGTGCCCCACCGGCCAGCAGCAAGTTCATCACCTGTCATCGCTTGACTTGTCAATGTCGCTTCAGTTAAACCTTTAAGCGGTGACAACGCTTGGGAAACTTCGCGGGCTTGTATGTCTTGGTTCCACATCCATTCAGAACCTTCTTGCGAAATAGCTGAACCAACTACTCGTTGAGCCGTCCCTGCTAATGTCGCTGCACCAAGTTGCCGTTTTGCTTCAACAATATTTTTTGTTCTTTGTGGATCAAGGAAAGCTGAGACAAGATCCCCCGGCGAAAAGTTATATCGAGCTTCCAAAATTGCTTTCACTTCAGGGCTCGCTTCATTCACGGCTTCTTCTGCTGTTTGTACCCGGCTGCGCCATTCTGCTAAAGAAACGTCGCCAGCTATTAACGCAGTAACACCATCTTCCCCTACTGTTTTACCAGTTCCAGCTAAAAAGTCAGGGTCCATGCCTGCTGCTGCGGCTATTTGTGTGTAGCCACGATTTAATTGCATGTATTCTTCTTCAGAAATTTCAGTGAACCCACGTTCACGCCGAGCTTTCATAGCAGGAAACGCTTTATCGTAAATTGCTCGAACATTTGGATCTGTTCCGTAACGCATCTCTATAACAATGGCGTCGCCGGTCATCCCCTCTTCGGCCATTTTCATTGCCCAATCAGTTAAACCACCTAAGTTAAACCGATTCAAAAATCCTTTCATTACTGATTTAGCACCAGCAATTCCCTGAGCTTTAAGCCATTCTAAGTAGGCTTTATAGTCATCAGAGGGTCCTTTTTTCGGTGGTTTTGCCTTGACTGGATCGCCATACGCATCTACTGGAAGGCCACCGGGGGTAGCAAAACCAGTATCCCCAAACGCTCCCATACTGTCAGTCCAAATATCTCCTTTTTCAAAATCATTCGGATTTAGACGTTCGCCTGTTACGGGATCTATCGCATAATATCCACCACCACCAAACGTCTGGGTTTCGCCATCGGGAGAAAGCGTCCCTCGCGCATACCCCGGATTAAACGTTTCATTCCACCAACCTGTAGATGAATCCCAACGAGTACCTGTCGGGTCAATCCTTAATCTGGCTTGATAACGATCTTGCTCGGTGATTTCATCAATAGTTTTGCGAGTTACACCAGTGTCATAATCTTCGACAGCCATTACGCCATAACTCCCATAGTGCGACCGATAGTACCAACAAGATCATAAGCAGCATTAATAGCGTTAGGAGTCATGTCGTACTCTTCAGTAGTACGTAAATAACGGGCAAAACCAGCACCAGTAATGTTGCCATCACCACTACCTAACTCCATTCCAAGTGATCTATGAGTACCATCCCATTCTGGCATATACCCCATAACACTACGGAAAATAGAGTTATAGCTACTTAATATAGCTAACGGTGTGCGTCCTGCTTCAATGCGGTCTGCCCATGCAGGATACAAGTCTGCTGATTCTGATGCGAGCCCAGCTTCTATTGTGGTTATATCTGTTTCGCCACGCCATATCCGTCTATTGGCATCTGAGATTACGTCAGGGTCTGGGTCTATTAAATATTGTCGGTAAAGATCGTTGATTTCTTGGCGAGTAGCGTTAATTTCGCTAGCTACCGGTGCGTCTGCACCGAACTCCATATCTTCTCGTTCGGAAACAGCATCTCTAATGGCGTCATCAGACCAACCAGCTAGCCATGCGTCACGAGCAAAATCTAAAAGCTCTACCTCTGTAGCTACAATCCCAGCTTCGTCAAAGATTTTTTCGACTTTAGTAACATACTTCTCAATAAGATCCCGACGTCGGTTTGTGTACTCATCGCCTTCCCCAGCTAAAAACCAATCGTTTTCTCTAAGCCCTCGGCCTTCTTCGCTATCAAAAAAATGTTGAGTTTGTTGATAAAGGTTTTGAATCCAAAGCCCTAAAGCTGGGTCCTCATCTTCAAAAAAGAATGGTTTCCCTGCAACAAAAAGTTCCCGTCTTTTTTCAGCTTCGATTAAATCAACGATGTTCCAAATTTCGCCTTCAAATTCAACATCGCCATCTGGATTGCCACGAAGAAACTCATAGTCATTACCAAAATCTACGCTAATTACTTCTGGAGCTTCCGGGACTCCATCTACCATTTCTTGCGTACCCTCTGGCGGATTCGGATAACCTTCTCGGTTTCGTTCATCAATAATTTGTTCAAGAATTGAATGCAACTCAGCCCGATCAGCGCCTTCATCTCTCCGCAAATGATAAAAATTTTCGAGTTCTATTTCTCTTTGAGAAGGCCCCTCTATAACCGGGTCAGAACCTTTCGGTGTGTATTGCCCAACATTCCAAGAGTCATCGGGTTGCTGCGGAATTTCTTTGTCATATTGAAACGCAAATTCGCCGTACTCGTCGAGAAAAAGATCGTCAGCAAATTCGGTACTTTCTGCCCATATCTGTTGAGCACGTTCATTATTCTCGAACTCACCGTTATCGGGATGGACAGACCATGCAGAATAATCTTCCCCATTCCACATAATTTCCATAGCTTTAATATTTTTTTCAATAAGCTCTTCTTCAGTTACGCCTTTACGTGGCGTATAGCTATAAGAACCATCCGCATTTCTTGTGCGAGTAAGCCCAAAGTATGCAGCTAACCCAGCTACCGTCGGCAGTCCATCTTTTTTAGTTGGTATACCAAGTGATTTAGCTCGCTGATCTCCAGCGGCACCTTTTGTGAAATTGATTTGGAAAAGCCCCCACGAATCATCTCCAGCGTCGCCACCTTCTTGATGTCGATTAACTGACTCAAAAAGAAAACTAGATTCTCCTCGTGCTATAGCAACAAAGTTATAAATCTCGGCGTTGCTAAACCCGCGAGCTTTAAGAGCATTGGCTAAGGTTTCTGCGTTGACTGCACCCATTAGACTTGCTGTCCTTTCCCTGCCATCGCTCGCCCTAAATGAGCACGCCGTACTGCCATACCTTTGCCAACTACAGCTTCTTCAAATTCTGGAGCATCTTCAATACGTGTTTCTATTCCTTCAAGAATTTCTGCTTGGGAAAGTGACTGCCCCATATTTGTACGTTGAATATCTTCAATCCAACCATCAATCATCTCAGAAAACCCAGCTACCTCTGACATCCCTGTCAAATTAGATAAGGCTCGCCGTCCAAGTTCACGACCATATTCAGCGGTAATTTGGGTGACCATCCCAGCGTCAACAGCCATATCGAAAAGGTCGTCTTGGAAAGATCCTAAAGATTCTGGTTTATCAAGAACTGTTGTTGGGTTAAAAGTATCCCCTAAATCGGCATACCCTCGATTGAGTTGCCGAGCACGGCTTTCTGCCGCATTAGACATTTTGATAATTGCTGCTTCAACTACATCATCATCATAAATCGAGTCAGGGTTAATAAACATTTCCCGGCCCAAAACTTGATACGTGTATGACCCGTTTGCTTGATCGCCTAAAGCAAGACCTTGTGCAATTTTACGCTTGCCTTCTTCGTCTTGTTTATTGTAAATACCGATAGCGTCGCTAACTGTAAACGGAGCATCTTTTTCTACGATGCTAATAAATTCGTAGCCGTCTGGAAGTTTTCGCTTATCCATCGTCCAACTTAACGATATTGGTTTAGAGCCCTCAGGTGAACCTCGCCCACCGCCCTCTACTTGGGGACGCATCCCATAAAACTGTATGTCTTGGGTGCCGAGCATCCCCGTATAATCTTGGCTGCCACGCATACCTTGTAAATCTTGGCCTTTGCGATACGGCAAAAAATCAGTATCGAAGGCAAAGGTTGTGGGGTCCATTGTGTTATGCAAGTAAGCATCTGAAACAAGCCACGTTGTTTGCCCAGAAGGATCTGGCAAACCGGGCCCCGGATTTGATAACTGTTCTATGTTGACTGCATCTACCGCTGCGGCAGCTTGCTCAACACTAACTTTTGCTTCTGTAGCTATTTCAGTAACAACATCATTCCGTTGATCTGCGGCAGTAATAGGCCCAACTTCTTTAAGTTTTTCTTCTGCTACTGCCTGTAAACCATTTTCGATGGCTCCGTCAACTGCTTCTTCGGGGGTTTCGTCGTCACGGTTATTCCACCATTCGTCAATAATTCCGATAACACCGATACTGCCAATAGCTGTAAGCCCTTTCCCACTAGCCATTT